ATGATAAGAAGCTATTATCAACTGATGAAAAACACCCAGCAAGGGGCGGTTATTGGCCTGATCTTAGAAACCAGGCAACCGAAAAAGGACGGCACATGTCCGGTGAAAATACGAGCCACCTTTGACCGTAAGCAGCGCTACTACAACGCCGGTATGGATCTTACGCCTGATGACTGGGAGAAGGTCATGTCAATCAACCCACGAGGCAAATACAAAGACCTTCGTATTATGCTGGATACAGCTTATGCCGATGCTGATCGCATTGCCAAAGATTTGAAGGGCCGGTTCAGCTTTGAAAGGTTTTCGTCCCTGCTGTTTGGTCCTTCACGTGATGAAAGCAATTTCTACGCACTGTTTGAAAGCTACGTGCAAAAGCTGCAGACTGAAGGAAGAGCAACAACGGCATCCAGTTACAATTGTGCATTGACTTCGTTTAAACGGTTTAGGCCTTCTCTGAACTTAGCTGAGATCACGCCTGATTTGCTTAGTGAGTATGAGAAATGGATGACTACATCCGGAAACTCAAAAACCACTACCGGCATTTATACCCGCAGTCTTCGTACGGTACTAAACTTGGCTGTTGATAAGGGATTGATTAAACAGTCGGATTATCCCTTTGGGAAAAATAAGTACTCCCCTCCTACTGGTCGTAATGTAAAAAAGGCACTTACGCTTTCGGATGTGCAGCTCATTTATGATTACGACGCTATTGAAGAAAGCCCGGAAAGCAAAGCCCGGGATCTGTGGTTATTCTCTTATCTGTGTGCCGGCATGAACTTCAAAGATATTGCCCGGCTTACCTTTCGCAATATCCACAAAGACCGGATTGTATTCTTAAGGGCAAAGACAGAACGCAGCCACCGGGCCCAGCCTCAACCCATCACTATAGTATTGACTGATGAAACCAGGGATATTATCAAACGATGGGGCAATAAATCAAGGATGCCAGATGATTACGTTTTTCCAGTGTTACGATCTGGAATGACACCACTGCAGGAAATGAACACCATCCACCAATTTATCAAAACCTCTAATAAGTATTTATCTCGAATTGGGCAGGCTATCGGGCTTGAAAACCAACTTACGACCTATGTAGCTCGACACACCTATGCAACCGTGCTGAAGCGCTCAGGAGCTCCTATAGAGTTCATTTCAGAGAGCCTAGGACACAGCAGCCTAAAGACTACTGAGAACTACTTGGATAGCTTTGAGGACGCTGCAAAAGCCCAATACAACGAACAATTACTGGCATTTAAGAAGAAAGTAGTATGAAAAGCGCCCCCCCCCCAAAGCAGTATACTTTCTCTGATTGGCTAGAATACAATTTTGTGTATGAAGAAAATATACTAGGTTTTCCAGTATTAAATGATAGCCAAGAGTATCTAGATCTGGTCATGCGAGGAAAGATGACTTTGGAAACGCTTAAGCAAATCCAAGAAGCCCAAGCGGAGACTTATGAGATTTTAGTAAAAGCTAGCTTAGAAGAGGAAGTTAAACTTTTTGAAAGAGAACTTCGGCAGAGTATCGCTCCAGATAGACTACTTGAAGAGAAAACAAGAAGACTAGAAATGTATTTGCAAGAGCAGGGCAACACTTATTATGATGTGATACTTCCTAAAGTGTTTAGAGGAATTAAAACAGGGGCAAAATATATTACTGCCTATCAATATCTACATCGTGAAAAGCAAAATTATATTTTTTTTCCATTTTATTCGGTTAGCTATAATAAACAGGAGAATATTTCAGCACTTGAAGCATATCTTGGTAAAAAACCAGAAGTGTTGTTAACTCCTTTTAAGCAGCCTAAAAATCAGAACGATGAAGATTTTGACTATGATCCGCAACAGCCATTACAATCTCAAATTTTATATGCCAAAGTGGAGGTAGTAGTAAAGCTTTTACAATGGATAAAGTCACTTTCTGCTAGACCGATAGAAATTGAGAATAAGACCTTATTAAAATCCAATCAAAGCAATGAAGCCTCCCAAAGGGAGAATTTGTTTAATCCTCCGCTTCCCCTTAAAGAAGTTGAACGGTATTTTATGCAATTGGCTACTCAGAAAAATAAAGTGGGAGGAACCTTTCTATCCGAGCAGGAGGTGATGAATTTTATCAATCGGGCCTTCTGTAAGCAGACTGAGATACCGAAAGCCACGCTTCAAGTGCATAGTACTCAGGAATGGGCGTTCATCAAGAAGCTTTTTTACGTGTTTTACACTGAATGCAGAAGGCTATTTATAGCCGAATACCAAAGCAGGACAATATATGCTACCCTTTATTCTGACAACTTTCAAAATGCCCCTTCTGTAGAAAATCTGCTCCAAAACTTTAACAAGGTTGGGCTAAAGAATTGGAAAATTAATACCTTAAAGAATTAAATTACTACAGTTATTCCAAAATTACTACAGTTCTTACTAGGCTTACTACTCTCAGAATATCAATAAGTTAGGTGATTATACTTGCGTATCGTTTCTAAAAAACATACGCAATGGCTTCACTTACATTTGAACAAATTCCTGCAAAGCTTGAGTACCTCAGCGGTAAGGTAGAAGACCTTGAACGTCTTTTATTTAAGCTGTCCGACCAACTCCCAAAAACATTACCAACTAAACCTCGGCGACTGACACTGGATCAGCTGTGCGAGAAATTGCCTTGGCGTCCTGCAAGGGCTACTGTCTATGGGATGGTGTCTCGTAGAGAAATCCCTTTTGAAAAAAACGGAAAATACCTGCAGTTCAGAGAAGACGAAATAGATAAGTGGCTGGATCAAAGAGCCCAAAGCCATGGCTACTTCATAAAAAAACGCTAACCCACTATGACGCAGATTAACGTTAAGAATTCGTTTTTGCCGGGAAAGCAGGACGAAGTTACGACAAAACAAAGAATCTTCAAATTCCTCGATGGACTGCGCTTGAGTAACCTAACTGATCAGTTTAGCCTGATTGGAGAACGGAACCTGGCTAACAAGTTCAAAGTATCGATTGAGGTTTTCAAGCAATATGTGGAAGAGCACAGGAAAGGAGGTCAATTATGACCACTCCCCTGAGGAATCTATCTGATTACAGCGCTGCAGAATATCAATACCCTGCTCTGATTCTCATATCGGCACTGGAACACGATAAACTATATCTGCCAAATACTTTAAAAAGACTGCTGACCCCTCACTGTAAAGATGCAGAAGCATTCTTTGAGCAGTGTTTGCAAAGTAAATTGATTGAAGAAAACGCGGGTCAATATGGCGTGTCTTACAAATTATGGCAAGCCTATCAGCCTGCTCCAGGCTCCAGTTTTACTCAGGTGCCGGATACAGATAAATGCGGGACTGATATGTACGGCACTCCGGCAAGCATCGACCTAAATGGCAATGTAGTCTATCTGGAAACGCAGGACAAAATACGAGATTTTCATAATCTGTATTCGCACGATCAGCTGGCAGCTTCAGAAGTTTTGTCCTCAATTGTAGACACTAGAATTAAGTTAATCCCTTTTCAGTCGGGCCATATTCTGGATAGGGAAATATCTATTTTCAGAGCGCCGGCAAGCAACAAATTTGGAAAACTGACTACAATCCGGGATGTTCTTTTCAAAGAAATCCGCAGTGACAAGCACTTACCGGTTACGCGCATTCTTCGAAACAAACCCACCACTACCCTGCAGGAAATAGCAACAGCAAGAGAATACAAGCAGTTGGCTTTTGATTACGTAACCTGGTCGTGCGTGTGTTCCTATCACCACGATTCACACGTCACAAGTTACTCTGGTATCGTTTGTCTGGACCTTGACCACCTGGAAGCCATTGTCGATATACAACGGCTAATAAACGCTGACCCGGCTGTTATTGCATCCTTTATTTCTCCTTCAGGAAATGGACTAAAAGTTCTTTATGAAACCAATTCTACTAGAACGAACGAACAGTGGTACAAAGCGTACTCAAAGCGCTTACTGAAGCTTACCGGACTTCCTGAAACCTACGTCGATCCAATTGATGGCCGGGAAAAAAAGCATATCGATCCCACCTGTAGCAATATAAGCCGGGCCTGCTTTCTGCCCTGCGATGCATCTCTTTACGTCAATCCTGTCTTGCTATGAGCTTAATACCTAATGATTTGGATTTCGATACGGAACCTGAAGTAAAGCAGGCAAAAACAGCATATCAAAGCGTAGACGAAGAAGGCAATCTAACCCCTTTTCTAGCTAAAAAGCTTGAATATTATATTTCTGAGATTGAGCGGCTTCAGATGGATCTGTCTCCGGGCCGGGAAACTTGGATTCAGCTGATTAATGAGTTTGCTTCATTGGGAATAGATGCTGAACCGTACTTTATGCGTGTTGCCTGTATCTCTGATAAGTTCGATGAAGAGGAAAACCGGCAGGAATTTCAAAAGGCTATCAATTACCATAAAGGTAAGCGTAATATTGGTTCATTCTTCTTTCGCTGTCACGAAGCAGGCATCAAGCCTTATCAGAAAACAAAGAAATCTTCAAAGCCAGAAAGCAAAAACATCCCCTTTCCTGTAAATGAGGTAAACTCTCAGACTACAATAGACCATTGCCACGAAGGGCAGCAGGGTTTGGCTGAACTCTTGGCCGCCTTGGTGTTAGGATCTGTTTTGTTCAATCACACGACAAAAAGATTCTGCTACTACTTTGATGGCCGCTGGGTTGATGATGAAACAAAGCAATTCCGTTTCTATGCGCTCGTAATCCTAAAGCAACACTTGAGTAAATGCGCTTCTGAATTAGATGGAAAGGTGAACGAATTCACCAAAGCTTCTGCCCGTCTTTCCGAACAGGATGAAAGAATGGTAGACCGGCTAGAAAAGAACAGGGATTATATAAGGGCTACCTCCTACCGGTTAAATCAGAAATCTCAAATTGAAGCTGTATTGGAATTGGCATCAAGCATTTTGCCTACTCAATCCAACGACTTTGATGCCAATCCTTTTCTGTTTAATGTCTTGAATGGAACACTTGACTTTAGAAGGGGTGAATTTCGAAGTCACGATCCAAAGGACATGCTTTCCAAGCAGGCTGAAGTCAATTATAATAAGGAAGTAACATGCCCACAATGGAAAGCATTTCTGAGCAATGTATTTAACGGCGACAAGGACCTGATATCCTTCGTACAGCAGTGTGTCGGATACTCATTGACTGGTTTGACTGATCTACAGGTCGTGCTATTCTGCTACGGCCAGGGAGCGAACGGCAAGAGTGTATTCTTTTCAGTATTGAAATTACTACTGGGAGAGTACTGCATTGGGATACCAGTTGAAACGCTACTCACGAGTAAGCAGAAGCAAAGTGGAGCCGATTATGTTCTGGCTACATTAAAAGGGGCCCGGGCTGCTATCGGATCTGAAATACCGCAAGGAAGGCAGCTTAATGAAAGTCAAATGAAGGATTTGACCGGAGGTGAACCCATTCACGCCCGTAAGATTTACGAAAGTCCCTACTCCTTTCTACCCACTCACAAACTATGGATGTTTGGCAACCATAAACCGGTAGTGCGGGGCACTGATCTGGGTATTTGGCGGCGCATCCGGCTTATCCCCTTTACGGTCACGATACCGGAAAAAGACCGCAGACCGATGAGCGAAATGCTGGCTGAGTTCGGAGAAGAATTACCAGGGATACTCAACTGGGCATTGGATGGGTACAAGGAATACTATAAATCAAAAAAGCTAGTACCTCCTAAATCGGTGATGGATGCCACTGCTCAATATCAGTCTGAATCAGACACTTTGTCCAGCTTTCTGCAAGATAAATGCGTGGTCGGCGCTACTCTCACTTGCCTAACGAAAAATCTATACGCTGAATACCTAAGATGGTGCGAAAGCGAAGGCGAAAATCCTGCTTTCCGTACAAACCGGCTTTTTATTGCTGATATGATAAGAAGGGCTTATGAAACGGCAAAGGGAACAGGTAATTATCTAGTATTCATTGGTATATCAATAAAGGATTCTCAACCAAAACGCAATAATTAGTTATCGGAGTTATCAGAGTTATTCATTTTCCATAAAGTTCAAAAACGAAAAATACCCCTAGTCTCGTGGGGACTTTATATAAATCCAGTAACTCCAATAACCCCGATAACTATTTGACCAAAAGTATGCTAAACCAACGTCGACAAACCTTTGTGAATGAATACCTGATTTCAGGAAATGCAACTGACGCGGCCATCAAAGCCGGATATTCCCGCAATACTGCCCGTTCCATTGGTCAGCAATTATTGACATTTCCTGACATACAGCAGGCCCTCCAAGAGCACCGTAAGCAGGCCGAACAGCGTACGGCTGTCACCTTAGACCGGGTAGTAAAGGAGCTGGCAAAGATTGCGTTCTTTGAAATAGGTGAAGCTTTAGACTTGGAAGACAATGAGTTACGCATAAAAAACTTATCTGACCTCTCCGCAGACGTCCGGGCCGCAATATCAGAAGTTACCGAGACAGATACGGCCTTTGGCAAACGGCGCTCCATCAAGCTGCATAGCAAGCTAACGGCCTTGGATGCCCTGATGAAGCATTTAGGGGGATATATTACTGTAAATGAACTAATTGATAAGATGGGAGAGAAAGAACTAGATGAGCTAATCACCAAGATAATGGCGAAAAAATGAAAGGAAACGACAAGAGAAAAGCCATTAGAGCCGCCCTTTTTGGCAATGATTCTCACCTAATGGCAATGAAGCAGGAACGGATGAAGCATATGGCCGGATACCGGGAACGGCTGACAAGGCTGCTGGAATCACTCGATGAGGGACAGTTGCAAAGGTTCGTAGAGAAGCACAAAGAGCAACATCCTGAACTAGTCAAAGCTGTCATCAATTACCACAATGAAAAAGACTAACGACAAACGCCAACTTCTCAAAGATGTGCTGGCCGGCAAGCTAGGGTTAGAGCAGGCCTTTCCTTCCAGACCCGTACTGCCTCATTGGTTCAGTGACGAAGAGACAGACTACTTTATCTATATCGTCCTTAAAAGGGACCGCACGCCTTTAGAGCAGCAGGTCTATGAGGAGGTGATACGCAAAACCCGGCACACGTTAGACTTAGATCTATGGAACATTTTGGAGCAGCCCATCCCTGAACAGGAGTGGACACTGAGCCAGCACCAGCAAGCTATAGAAGAAATGGTGCCTACTCTTCCTCGCTTCACATCGGAGATAAGCCAGGCGATCGCAAAACGCATTCTTGAAAAGACTTCTAGCCGGCTGCAGTTAGAGAAGTACGGCGCCAATCAATTCGTCGACGATGACGACCTTTTAGTATAGTCCACCCTTTAATTTTAAATAATCACATCTATGAAAAATGATACCCAAATCACTGAGCGATTAGAAGCTTACAACGAAGCCCGGAAATGGTCAGGACCCTTTATGGACCGCAGTGTGGCTGACTCTTACATGGAAGTCATCAGGAAGGGAGAACTGTATAAATCAGAGACCTTCCAAAGTCTGAAAGCGGCCCGAAAGGAGTATAACCTCATCAATAGCAAGTTTTCTGAAAGCAGGCAAGCCGTACAGAAAATCATGGGCCGCATCGATCAGCTCGAATACCAGAAAAAGGAAGCTCAAGGGAGCCGGCAGGTAGATCGGTTCTTTGACTTGGAAGCCCAGGAGTCTAAGGCTTGGAGAGAACTAAAAGAAGCCCGGGAGGAGCTGGCCATCTTCACTGAACAGGAGAAAACAGCTGGTGAAACGCTCAAAGCTCTGGAAGCACAAATGAGAAAAGAGCACCAGGCAATGAAAGCCGCATTGGAGGAGCAGATGACCCCTCACCTGGTAGCCTTGAATGATCTGATGGTGCAGATTAGATTTTTAGGGCACCAGGTCGCTAACTCTGGTGCTGCCAATGGTGGAGGCGAACTCTTTCGCCCTTACCTAGCTAAGTATCGTCACCTGAACGGCTAATGAGAAAGGCAGGAAATCAGGTCCAGTACAGCCGGGTGCATTATTCGGCTGTAGACTCACACTTCAAAGATGAGTGTTTCCGGATGTACTGGCTTAGCTGTAGGATGTTGGGTCTGGATCCAGATGTAACCCCTATTCCTATCCATTTCATTAAGCTTGACCCGGACAATGAGAAACCTTTCTATACCGATTTTGAAGAAGTCAAGGGAGTTGCATTTGGCCTGTCTTATAAGATTTACATCAGTACGGATTATCCGCTGGAAGATGCCCTTTTCACAGTTGCCCACGAAATGAGACACATACACCAATATGAGAAGTATGGCTTTCGGGTAGGCTATCAAAAAGAGCTGTCTTCCATCCTGGAAAGCGACGCGGATGAGTTTGCCACCAAAGCCTGCCGCAAGTTTCAACACCAAAATATGATTTTACATTTATGAGCTATCAAACTAAACAATGCTCCCTGGCAGTAAAGGATCTTGATACCAGGGGCCGCACCGTAGTTATTTACGTCTCAGCCTTTGGCAATAAAGACTCCGACGGGGATATCATTCTGCCGGGTGCTTTCAAAAAGACGATTGCAGAGAACGGTCCAAAGTCCTACCAACCCCGCATCAAACACCTGATGCAGCATAAGCACGACCGCCTGATTGGTAAGCCCCTGGAGATGGTGGAGGACAGCAGAGGCCTGCTGGTAACTTCACTACTGGCTGACACTACAGAAGGAAGGGATGCGCTGAAACTCTATGAAATGGACTTGCTGGAGCACTCCATTGGCTACCAGGTACCCTCTAGCGGCCAGAAAAGAGTAGGTGATGCCAATCACATATCTGAAATCTATTTGCGTGAATACTCCTCCGTCAGCTGGGGAGCCAACTCCTCCACGCCCCTAGTGGGCATTAAATCCTTATCGAAGCCGGATCAACTGGCAGTATTACAATCCCGGGCAAACCGGTTGAGTGAAGCCTGCAACAAAGGCAGTTTCACTGATGAGACTAGCCAGCTTCTGGAAATGAACCTTAAACAAGTCAAGCAGGAATACCAGCGGCTAACAGATCCGGAATACGAAGAGAAGGAGTTGATTAAATGGCTCCGGGAACTCCGGTGGTCTTTGGAAAATCATTAATCTACCTTTTAAACAGTAAAGAGAATGACTATTGAAGAGCTTAGTGTTGCCATAGGGGCCAACCTTACCAGTTTGGATAAGGGCTTAAAGGATGCCAATCGAAAGTTGGATTCCTTTTCAAAAGATGTAGAGAAAAACAACCGGCAGATGGAAACCTCTTTTACTAAGGTGGGGACTGTACTAAGTGCCGCGTTTGCTGTCGATATGGTAGATCGTTTTGGCGGGGCCATGATCGGATTAGGCGGGGAGGTAGTAAATACCTACGGAAAGTTTGAGAAGCTGCAGTCCCTTCTCTCGAATACATTCCAGAGTAAGACTTTAGGAGCCGTAGCGATTGCACAGCTGCAGACAGCGGCAAAAGATCTGCCTGGTAGTCTGGAAGACGCAACCACTGCATTTTTGAAATTGCAGAATTCTGGCGTGAATCCAACGATAACAGAAATGCGGGCCTTTGCCGATGTGTCGGCTAATGCTGGCAAGGGTCTGGACATCTTTGCAGAGGCGGTAAACGATGCTACAAGGGGGGAATTTGAGCGACTAAAAGAGTTCTTCATTGATGCTTCAGTCAAGGGTGACAAGGTAGCCTTTACCTTCAAAGGTATCACTACCGAAGTAGACAAGAACGACAAAGCAATTAAGGATTACCTGGTTAGCCTTGGCAAGGTAGATGGGGTAATGGGTGCTGCTGGTGTGCAGATGGATACCGTAAGCGGCAAGCTGTCCAACATGACCGATAGTTGGGATCGTTTGTTTACTAACTTAGGTAAACAGAACTCAGGCGTTATTGCCGGTACGCTGGACCTAATGATTGATAAGCTGGATGCCGTAGCCAATGCTTTGGTATCAGTTGAAGACAGGGGCCTAGCAAATGCAGCTTCAGCCATCAAAGCACAGTTTGACAGCATACAGGGTGATTTTGAACGAGCAGCGAAGACAGCAAAGGAAAAAGGCGAAGATATACAGACTGCGCTAGCAGGTTTGGCAAAGCAAAATAAAGACTACTTCTCGCCGAAACTGGCTGAAGCACAGCAAAAGCTTAACGCGTACCTAGATGAAGAGGGGTCTAAATTAGACCAGCTTTCGCGCAACCTGCGTACTGCCACTGAAGAGCAAAAGAACTATGATGCCACAGTTGCCCGCCTTTCCGGCGATGTGCAGTTATATCAAAGTATTCTCAATGAACTTCCCACCTTGCAGGATAAGGCAACAAAGGCTGTTCAGGGAACGACTGCGGCGATGGGTGGGCTGATTGATCAACTCGAAAAGCGAATTAAAGCACAAAAGGCAGTTGTTGACAGTGCAACTAGTGAGGCGGCAATTGCTAGTGGTAATGCAGCCCTGAAAAACTTAGAAGATCAGCTAGAGGCATACCGAAAGCTAGGCACACAGAACAGCTTGGAGGTGGTAACCGATAAGCTGGAAAAGTATTACGAAGTACTAGCCAACCCGGACGCCTCCGAAAAGTCGATTAATAATACCATCAAGCGTATCAGTATCTTCGAGCGTGAAAAGGAGATGCTTGAGTCGCTTATTGATGCTACATTACGGGCAGCTAAAGGGTATCAGCAAACAGTTGAAGAGATTTCTACGACCAGGCCTAGTATCTATACCGGACAAGAAAGCGCGGGATCTGGTACACCTATCAGCCTAATTGATCGCATTAGCTCACAGAAGGAAATAACCCCCGAAACAAGAAAGCTATCCCCGGACGAGTTTGCCGAAGAATACCAAAGAGCTGGCGGGGCTGTAGTGGAAGTAAACTCGTTAATCGCGGGATCATTGGCTGGATTGATTTCTACCTCCGCTCAGGCATTTGGTGAATTAGCCATGGGAGTGGGATCAATTGAGAATGTGTTTTCTATGCTGCTTGGTCAGGTTGCCAGCTTTGTTAAGTCATTTGGGGAGGCAATGATTCAATCTGGTACTGCGGCCTTGATTGCTGAAACTGCGTTGTTCGTCAATCCGGGGATTGCAATTGCGGCAGGTGCGGCCCTGGTTGCCTTTGGATCTGCGATGTCTTCGGGCTTAAAATTCGGGTCGGACTCAGGCGGTGGGAAAAAGCAGCGCGGCGGTGCTATACCTCAGTACGAGCAGGGCACCAATTACGTGCCTTTCAATCAGCTAGCCTTTCTACACAAGGGAGAAGCCGTAGTGCCGGCAAAGTTCAACCCCGCATCATTTGCAGGGATGGCAAGCAAGGCAATAGAAGTATTCGGGCAGTTCCGGGCAGAGGGTAGAGAAATGGTGGCTACGCTGGAAGCTTACGGTTATTCCAATATGCGTACAGGTTGATAGATGTGACATCAATTACCTTACAAACTCCCTTACTGATGAGTGAGGGAGTTTGTAATTTACTTAAGAAAACACCAAGGGAACTTATAAGAGAGAACATTGTTTTGGATATTTTTCTTTTATCAATATATTTGTGAGGTAACCTGTACCAGACAAGAAATGGAAATAGAGTTTTTTAAAGCTAGCGAATTAGATAGCAACATTAAGGCCACCATTCATTACAATGGTAAGCTTGGTTTCAATCGAAATGCAGAGAAAAAACTAAACTTGGAAAATGCAAAGTCTATCTTAATTGGTAAGGGAAGTGATTACGAAAAAGAAAAAATACTGTATCTCATAGCTCAGGAGGAAATAGATCCAGATGGTTTTGCCGTATTGAAGTCAGGGGATTACTACTATGCAAACACAAAGAGCCTATTTGATAAACTAGAGGAGGATTATGAAAAATATAAAGTAATCTATAATATCACAGAAACTACCTATAACGGTAAAACGATCTTTAAACTAAAACGTAGAGTCATAGAGCGAAAGAAAGGCGAAGAAAGTATTGAAGAATAAAAAACGGACAGTGGAGGTTGGCAGACCTGTCCATTGTCCGTTATTATGAAATTGATTTCCTTGCGACGGGATCAATAACAAAAAGATGGCTTGATTAGCTCATCACGGCCTCTTATTGTCTTAACAAATTTAAGAATTTTTAGTAAAAAGTCAAATACAGGACTGCCATTTTATTTAAAAAGTTATAATTCACCTTATTAAAACTATTTAACATGGCACAATTTGAGATTTTTCGTAGTACCATTAATAACCAATACTACTTCCGTTTTAAGGCTAGTAATTATAAGCAAATACTGTCTAGCGAAGGGTACAGCACTAAAGAAAACTGTAATAGTGGGATTAGATCTGTAAAAGCGATCAGTCCATATGATAGCTCATATCAAAAGATCGATAATTATGGTAATTACAGATTCAATATGATAGCAACTAATGGTCAAACTGTTGCTAGAAGTAGTGAAGGGTATTCAGATCGTTATGGCCGAGATAATGCTATCAATGTTGTAAAAGCTGAAGCAGGAAGTGCTGTAGTGATTGATTTAACTTAAAAAGTATAATTTAATATTTAAAAGGACGCATATATGTGCGTCCTTTTTTTATTTTTATACAAAAATATTCTATGATAAAGACTTCAATCATACTAGGAATACAGGATGGGTTTCCCATCTGGTCTCCTTGCGATGGCTTTGCAAAAAATTTAAGTATAGCGAAATGGCTATTCTCGTTTTGTGGATGGAAAAATGAACAATCAACCTACCCGGAGCTCACTTACCAAATAGCTACTGTAGATTGTTCTGAGGGGGCTGTGTTTTACTTTTATGATCCTACAAAACTTTACGTTCTTGGCAAATGCATTTTCCTAAACTAGCTATTAAGTTGAGAACATCCCCTCAAATTTGAGGGGATGTCTCCAAATTTGGATAGATGTTTTAGAGGTCAGCTCATTTTTGAGTTCGGACTCATTATCAGCACTTTAGTAATTACTCTGGCATCACAGTATTTTCTCTGTAAGTTTTGCTAGTACCTCCTGAGACATATTAATAATGACAGGTCTTCCAGTGGCTTCATCGGTAAAGCTAAACATCAAGTGCCCTTGGATCTCTTTCAATTCTAATTCATCTGCACTGGCTGGAGAATAACCCACAATCCCATTGCGATCATTTACTACCATTATATTGAAGTCTGTTGTCATAGTCCTTTTATTTACATAGTTTTTTTCTGTACTCATCCAAAAGCTTTTCTATGCCCTTTTCGATAGCCTCCACGTTCGTTTCTGTTACATACCGCTCATCTTTGCCTCCTAGCACCCGGGAAACAGTTACTCGATTACGCTCGGAATAATCCGCTATTTTTTGCTGATCAAGGTTGAACTCTTCAATTGTTTCACGAATCTTAACCAATCTGGTTAGTAGCCCTGTTTCCATATCGTTCTTTATTACAGAGTAAATATACTACAAAAAGTTTTTACTACAAAATTGTAAATATTATTATGCTAAATGTTTGTAGTATCAAAATAATGTAGTACGTTTGTGGTGTGCAGCAAGCACTCTTTTTTTGCACCACCATATCAAAAAAATGTAGTATATGAAAACTCAAAGACAACGCGTCACTATCTGGGCCTGGAACTTTGCCCGCCAAAACAATTACAACTGGTCAACAGCAATGAAGGCAGCTTGGAAGGAAATAAAGCTTCGGGACCTGCACACGGCACTCGCTCACAAAACCGTCCGAGTAACCTTTATGAAAATCAATGGTGAAATAACTACCCGGGAGGCCACACGAAGCCGTAAGCTGATCCCCGCACAGTTCGCACCCAAAGGACAAGGTGGATACAGTCACGACAAGGTAGTAACCTTCTTTAGCCTCACTGACGGTCAATACAGATCCTTCAGGTCAGATAACCTTATCAGCTTCCAGGTGGCATAATTTTAAACAGCAAAATATTATGAAAACCTCCATTGAATTCACTCAAAAAGAACTGGATTACTTATCTAATGTAGCAGCCATGCATCAGTTCCAGATCAACACTTCAATCTTGAAATGTCACCGTAGGCTGAAAAGTAGCAGGCTCTCCCAAAAAGGCAGAGATCGAATACTCAACAGCATTCAGATTCTTGAAGGAAGCAGAGATAAGGCACAGCAGTTTCGCGACTTCCTGTCAGAGGCAAAACGAAATTTCTACACTAAGCAGGCCCAATCCTGCAGCGCTGAAGTAGCCTACATTTCCCAGGTAAATGAGATTCTGGCTGACCAAGGATTGATGCCGGCTCAATACTTCAGCCGGGAAGGAATCAGTCTCAGATTGACCGATAAACACCGCAATAATTAAAGTTATTCAATCACTAGTTTCGCAACTGTCTGATAATAAAGGGCTGAAAAATCAGCCGATGTTTTATCAGGTTGATGTGTCCAAACTTGGGCAGATGTTCTAGCAAGGTGATCCCCCCAAAGTTGGGGAGATGTCCTCAAACTTGAGGAGGTGTGCTCAAAAATGAGCCGACCAATGTGCGCAAAATTGCGTCGACCTCCAATACTTTAATTCATTCACTTAATCCTTTCTCACACTATGAAATTCACCAGATCAAATTTTAAAGCCCTTCAAAGGGCTGTGAAGTGTCAACAGAAAAGACACCGTTTGCTTCTCAAAGAACAATGGCAAGAACAAGCCGACTTCAAAAAGAAGTACGACGCATTGCTGGCAGAATACTTTCAGGTTATGCGCGATCGAATAGACTTTATGCAAGAGATAGCAGAAGCTAAGATCTCAGAAATAGACCTCTACATTGATCGTGAAAAGACAAACAGAGAATATCTTAGCCGGGAAAGCCTGGAAGTTAGGTTTCAAAACTGCAAATACCGCCAAAATTAATAAACCTTAATTTTTACCTCTATGAAAATGCATGCTAAAACAGTTGTAATTCTTTTCCGTCTCCGCAGAAACACTATTTATTGCCGAATCACGGTCAATAGTGAACGCGCTAAGAGTGACTTTTCAGTCAATGAACGCGTTCGGGCGCCAGTCAATAAAAACCAGATTCAGGATGGAGAATGGGATTCCAAAAAACAGCAGGTAAAAGGCAACGGAGTCGAAGCTATGCTGATCAATAATAAATTAGAGCAGATCCGGGCTAAGATCAAAACCTGTGCTACTCACTTTATGGCAGAAGGCCGGCACTATACGGCTGAACTGCTTAAAGACATCTTCCTAGGTAAGTCTGAAATCAGTTACTCCCTCATTCGCACATCGGAATTGATGCTGGAATACATGAAAAGGCAGCCGGAAGATGAAGTAGCTAAGGGCACACTGAGAGGCTACCACACCCGGCACAATAATATGGTGAAATATTTAAATCATCGCCGCTATACCCGCTTAAAGCCTGATGAGTTTGCCCCTTCCATTGCCAGGGATTTCCTGTATTACATGCGAATGGAGCACCAACCCAACGCTAGCCAGGTTCACGCGGCCAAATGTTTAGAGTATATAAAAAGAGTGATTCACTTTGCTATCAATGAAGAGTGGATCCGACATAATCCACTACAGTCATTTGCTATTAAAAAAGGCAATAGTAAGCCAACTCCCCACCTTTCTGAAGACGACCGCGATCTACTAGAAAGGGCAAATTTTTCCTCTGAACGACTTCAGCGGGTAAAAGATATCTTTGTTTTTTGCTGCCATACCGGGCTGGGTTTTTCCGATGTATCAAGCTTTCGGGCATCCAAACATTTGAATGTGGTAAAGGACCACGTATGGCTGGAGATGAAGAGGATGAAGACAAGCATAAACTTCTACGTTCCTCTTTCTGCCGTGGCTCAAGACATCCTAAGCCGCTATGGTGGGGAGCAACTACCAGTCATTTCTAATTCAAAAATGAATTGCTACCTGAAAGAAGTAGCGGAAATCTGCGGTATCACAATAAACCTGACGGTACGAGTAGCCCGGAGAACTTTTGGAATGATTATGCTCAATGATATGAATTTAGACCTGGAAACTGTGTCGAAAATGTTGGGCCATAGCAGCACCGGGATGACTGAAAAGCATTACGCCCAAGTATTGAAGAAAAGAATTGTAAAACGGTTAGTTACTGAAAATGCAGACTTCTACGAGTCTTCCCTTGTTCAGCCTGCCATAGCGATCCAACCCGCTCCGATGATAGGCTTTCAGCGAGTGAAGCCAGTAACGCTACAGCTGGAATAAAAGGAACGATTGCAAAAGAAGTATGATAAAAAGTATGATAAATAAAAAAGCACTTACAAGTTTTATCTCGCAAGTGCTTGATTTTCAAGTGGGCCCTGATGGGATCGAACCATCGACCCCCTGATTATGAGTCCGAAGTATATGAGTATTATTTGTTTATTGTTACTTACTAACATATACTTAAAATGCTGATATAAAGTATATTATTATACTACCGATTATAATTACTCTATTGTTTATTTATCGATGTTTATTATTTTTGTGTATACAACTGTGTACACAGAATGAACGAACCCACCCCGAAAGCGAAAAGAATAAGAGCTACCGCTGCGCTTACCCTTCGCACTGAAATCACTAAAGCCGGCGGCACTCATCCAGTCAGACTTCGAATCACATTCTTACGGCAACGCAAATACTACGGCATTGGCATTGATATAACCCTTGAGCTATTTACTGAAACCCAGGACAAGCACAAGAAAAGTCAGAAGGTAGTGGATGCCCGTCAGCGGCTGGACTCCTTCTTGAGTAAAGCGGTAAGCATTATCAATAAGTTAGATGAGGAGGAGTTCACTTTTGAGAAGTTTGAACAGCGCTTCTTTCAAAACGATTTGGAAGCCCAGCGTAACAAGTCACTGCAGACAGATCTGCACCATCATTTTGAAACCTACGTAGCCTCATTAAAAGCCGAAGGACGCGCCGCTACTGCTCAATCTTATTATTCGGCTGCCAGTTCTTTTAAAGCGTTCCGGAGTGACTTGAAGCTTGATCAGATCACTCCGGACCTGCTGGCTAAATACGAGAAATGGATGCTTAACAATGGAAGCAGTATATCCACTGTCGGTATTTACGCCCGGTCACTTCGTACGATCATCAACCAGGTTAAGTCCAAAGGATTGATTAAAGATACTCAGTATCCCTTCGGCCGAGGCAAATACATTATACCAGCCAGCCGGAACGTGAAGAAGGCTTTATCACTGGCAGAAATCAAACTGATTTTCCAGTACGAGGCCATCCCCCTTTCACCTGAAGATAAAGCCCGGGATTTTTGGGTGTTCAGCTACCTTACCAATGGGCTGAACATTAAAGACATTGTTAGGCTGAAATGGAAGAACATTGACGGGGATAAACTATCTTTTATCAGAGCTAAAACAGCCCGTAGTAGTAAGGCCAATCAACGGGCTATCTCTGCTGTCTTGACAGATCCGGCAAAGGAAATCATTGCAAAGTGGGGATCTCAGGACCGGCGGCCGGATTCCTACATATTCGAAGTTTTACAGACAGGGATTACGCCACTACGAGAACGGGAATTGGTGCAGAACTTTACCAAGATCGTAAACAAGTGGATGCGGCGCGTTGCGGCCGCTGTAGGCATCGATAAGCCTGTTACTAGCTACTTTGCCCGGCATTCGTACGCCACCGTCCTGAAGCGGTCTGGAGCCCCTATGGAGTACATCTCCGAAAGCTTAGGACATAAGGACCTCCGCACCACTGAGAGTTACTTGGATAGCTTTGAGGATGACGTGAAGAAGCAGTATTCCAATGCGCTACTGAATTTTTGATTGTGCACACCGTCACTAAAAAGCCCTTATACGCAATGTATAAGGGCTTTTTTATTGGTAGGTCAAGTAATAGGTCGAGTAGTTTTTCAAACTCAGACAAGAATTTTAAATTTAGCACGCCCAGGCTCTTTGCCTAATAAGAAGCGGTCATAATCAGCATAGCTGATCCCGATAATATCAGATAGTTCGGATCGAGAATAATTCAATTGATTTAAATAAGTATTCAACATTTGGGAAAGTATTTGCGGTTGGTCAATTTCAACTGGGCTTTTTTCAGTTTTTCTTTCACCAAGTCGACTAAGTTCTATCATCATGTTGGTGTACTTTGTCTTGTCGATATATTTTAGATCAAATGCCCGTTTTATCAAAGATGATTTTGATACTTTCCAAAACTGCTTAAGATCTCCAAGAACACTAAATCTGAGGTGTATAAGATCTCTCCGAATATCCATTTCTGGCATCAGGAACTCAGAAGCAAATGCATTTGCTTCTGATTCAGTATCTCTATCCGGATCAAGAATAGGATAATACGGAATATGCATGATGTTGTGACCTAATTCATGTGCGATGGTGAAGCGCTTACGGTCATTAGGAATATCGTAATTTATTACTATAATGATTTGCCCGGTGTCAGTGATTACGGTTGTGCCATCAAATTTGTCAGGGGCATCTTTCATGAAGTATATCATTATGCCATGCCTCTCAAGTGTATTTACAAGCTTGTCAATAGGGCCTTTTGGCAGTGACAACAGGAACCTAATCTTTCTTGCAATTTCAATAGGGGTATTATTTCCTGCCACTTCGATTGTTGGAATATCGAAATCAGGAACATCAACGTCTTTTAAAAGCCCCTCCATCCAAAGCCTAATTAAGTCAAAATTTGCCTCAAGTTTTATTTGTTGTTTTCTTGGCATTGTGACCCGCTTACGATAATAGTATTCAGCTTGTGGTTTGATAGGGGTTGGTAAGCTAAAATAGCTTAGAGGGAAGTTTAGTTCGCTGGCAATATTGACGATAGTCTCATACGGAATGGATAATAAACCCTTCTCCATCCTAGAATAATTGCCCTGGCTTAAATTGGAGATTTTACTAACCAATTCCTCCTGTGTAAGCCCTCTCGCTTCTCTAGCAATAGGTAACATTTGGAAATTGACCTCTTTCATTGAATGAATATAGTTTAAAGGTAGTTGGTGGAAGTATTGTTACTTCCACCAGATAATAAGTTGCCACCCTAACTTGACGAATTTTGCTGATCATCAACCGACTTTTTAACCTTTGGTTTAACCAGCAAAGGCACATCAACGATAGGGGTTTGAGGGAAAATCGGCAATTGAGAAATTCCACTCTCAAAATCTCGCAGGTCGGTAACCCAGATCCTTTTACCTTTGGATATGTAAACCGCACAGAGATTGATAATTTCCTCCCAGGATCTGTTTGGCCTATAACCAACAAATATTTCAGGGAGTTTTGTAAACAAAGAGTGTTGTTCTAGGATTCTCCGCGACCTGCCTGTTGCCACATTCATTGGCATCAATTCGTCATCCAACTTCTTGAAATAAATAATGCATGACCCCTCCTTTAAAAACCAGAAGCGCTGATCACTATCTTCTTTCATTTCGTTTGGAAATCGTTCGAAGAGCAATCCCTTAATGTTTTCATTCATACGGTTTGCTTTTGAATTACGGTTTTGGTACGTACGAGGCTTTTTTCTAATATCGTCCCACATCATTTCAAAAGCGATTTGCTGAATTTCAGCAAAAACAGGAAGCTGATTTGCCATTACTTGCTCAAAAACTTCTTGAGCTGACGGCTCCAAATTGTAGCTTGGATTCTTGCCATCTTCGTGATTTTGTTCTAAATTTGCGTTCAACATATTTGTATTGAGTTTTTGATTACTGAACGCCGCTTGTTCGCACCAAGTGGCGTTCTTCTTTCCAAAGCTAAATAAAATTCGGATAAAAGTTGTAAATAATTTTATATGAAAAGTTGTGTGATTTATATATTACATAATTAACTGATTATAAGGATCTTATTTAGTAAAATTAAAATTCGATGTTATTTTATAATTCTCTCATAGACGTTGAGTATAAATAATTGTGTCTATAACATTGGTCTCTACAAGACCGAAGAGTTACAAATAATAGACTTGGCAACAGCGAAAAAAGCTTGTGTTTTTCATAGCTTCTTTCCTTGTTTAATACAAAAAACTCCCTTACTAATGGTAGAGGAGTTTATAGTATCTGAACCCAAATTAGTTAACAATACCTACACTTGTTTTCCATACTCTCCTCCAGCATTTGCAAGTCCCTTACATTCACCTTATCCGAACGTGCATCTAAAACGCGAAATATCCAACGCAGTGAGGCGGTCAAACAGTCCCGAAGCGTTTTTTTAGGTGGATCGCATTTCTCCAACATATAGGAATACTGTTCGTAAGGCACTTCGTCCAGTCGTTTGGTGACTTGGTTGTATTTTCCGGACCTCACCAATGGCCTTAGTTCCTGTACTATCTCTAACGTCGGGACCAGATATTTTTTCTCATCTTCTAGGAATAGTTTTGTCATCGAAGGCTTGCGCACTGGCTTGAGAGCAACCGGCTCGGGGACAACGGGGGCCGGTTCTTCGGGTGGTGCAATGACGTCACGCTTTAACTTCAATCTCCGACGACGAATTTCAATAGCATCGGGAGTAGTACCAAACATGGCAGCCAGTTCACGATCGGTCATGAACAGATAGCACTCTTTGAGCTGGCGAACTTTAGAAGGTTTCCAATTGTAATACGGGCGCTTTTTAATAACAGGATTCTCAACAGTTGTTTCTAATAGGGCGGTTTCTTCCATTGGATAAGTGAATAGATAAATTGACATACAGACTATAAATCTTCAGCGCTCTCATTACGGGCTGGATTAGCCATAATGAGTTTGAAAGAAGCAATTCCTCCTTCCTGGTTAGGTTCGTAGCTTACTTCACGAATAAAAGCTTGTTTGTAATCTTGGTTGCTGCAGGAGTAAGCTATTGATTCGATAGCTTTTAGCTTCAGATCCAGAAACTCTCCAAAGGTCATCGGATATTGAAAGAGCACTTCAATAGGCTGGAATAGGGCATTGGCAGCATCTACTTCAATGTGCGCGTTTTCTCTGATGCCGGCAGATTCCATCAGGTAGTTACCGGTACCAGAGACGAACTTTGCTACCTGATCGGTGCTACGGAACAGGCAGCCGCCAAATACTTTTCTCCACCGTAACAAGCACCGGACAGGACTAAAACGAAGATTGTAGGAGGTGGAGGGGCTGAGAATACCGGTAATGGGTTGGTATCTCTCATCCCGTTCCGGCCGGATAATCGTACCATCTCTCAGGCAGGCAATCAGAAACAAATTATTGTCTGTTGGATAATCCGTTGTTCCATTAGTGGAGAACTGCTGACGCCTGGTAAACTCAATAGCGTACCCGGAGGTAATGACGGTCGTACGAAGTTCCAGTTTATTCTTATGCTGACGGATGGGTAGAACATAGCTCCTCTTGGTATTGAATTCATCGAGCTTGTTGAGCTGTTTCGTATCTCCCTGATTTTGATAGTCGAATTCTACTTCACTATACACATCACTCAAGCTGGGGTTTTCCTGTAGGTCAGCAATGAAGGAAAAGCGGGTGGTCCCGTTGAGGCGATAAAAATAAGCTTTGGGCTCAATACGCAGATGGCGACCTTCCAGCCTAAGTCCTAAGTTGTGAATGGTGTTGAGGGCATCAAACACTTCTTTGAAAGAGGTCACGACCGGTTTATCACCAAATTTCCGTAAGCCGAAACCATTTGTAAGGGCAATCAAAGCCCCCTGACCGTCTTCAGAATAATGGAAAGGTACCGAATCGATGCGCCCTAGAAAGTCGCTACGGAGCACGTCGCTTTGCCCTGTGATGGATTCCAATATTCGGTTGATTGCCTCAAACACCAGATAGGATTTAGCTGTCGACGCCGGGAATACACTTGCCTCATCCATTGTGATGAAACTAAGTTCATCATCAAAATCGAAAAACCCTCCGTTAGAAAGTGCAACGATCTGAACGTAAAAGTTAGAGTCCGGCGGAAAGGAGAAGTATTGATCGAAAGAGTAGTCCACGTACGCCGTAGCGCCGTTTGGGGCTGATTGCGTCGGACTGTCAACACTCGTATAGACAATTTCACTCTGAACGCCACTTACCCCTATCCGGACGAATACCGACGGAGCTGGGCCACCTAAGGCATCAAACCCACGCAGGGAGAATTTGACCCGGCCTCTAATCCTAAGCGTACGATTTTCAACCCCGGCCGGGTAAGTGAATCCGGAATAAAATAATGGGTTGTTGGGATCGTAGCTATTGGGTGATAGCGCCTCCTCAATATCGGCCGTTATGATTTCGAAGGGCGGAACACTAAACTGATCCTCTTCAAACCAAAAATAGCTTTTCAAGAGAGAGTTAATTTTATACTGCGCTGTAAAAAACAACTCTTTGGAGTGAAGAGGTAAATCAATTGGCGTTATGGGGGTCAGTGTGTTGCCTTCCAAACCTATCTCCTTACTCAGATCAACAGGGGTTTCAAATCGATTCGTGAATAGGTTAGAAAAAGATGACTCCTTTATGCCTACGGCGATAAAACCTCCCTTCTCTTTATACAAGGAGAAGTTAATTACGCCACTATACCGCCAACCTTGACAATGTTCGATGACGATTGGGACATATGCGTCAATAAATTCGGCTTGATAGGCTGCTCGGACGATTTGAGCGGGCAGTCCATCAAACTCTAATGTGTCGGAAAAGGTAAAGTCGTATCCTATATCATTAGTGGCTCTACGAAGCGTAAATTTAACTTTGTCCCAGCCGATGGGTTCCCAGCCGTTGGGAATGATAATTTCATTAATGGTAAAGGTCCAGGCATTGAAGGCCATAATGGATAGATTAAATGGTGAATAGGTTTTAGAAATCGGTAGGGATAAAGTGGATCACCGGTAAGCCCGGGCGCTGCAATCTGTTGTGCTGATCAAACTGCTGCCGATTCATTTCCTGGCCGGATTGCAGGCACCGCACATAGCCATCAGTAGCAGGGATCCAGGTTCGTACTTCCAGCCTGATTCCTTCCAGTCTCAAGCGCAATTCTTCAGCGTCGACCTTACCCAGCAATAGGGCCTTCAGGGTCTGGCGTTTGTAGTTTCTTTGGGGCTTCAAGGTTGGGTAGATTAACAGTGATTAGTTTGCAGTCTTTGTATTCTTTGGCATCCGCCCGGGCTTCGTCCCATACTTCTTTACTGACGCGCTGCCCATTGAGTGTATATTCGTCTCCTATCCGACAGAGAATTTCTACATCGCGGCCATTGAGTGCTCGTTCCAACTGACGGGGTGTAACGGCGCCGCTTAGGAGTGCTTTTAAAGCTTTGCGTTGTTTACTGTCTGATTTTTTCATGGCAAAGTTTTGGGTTTCATCTGTGATAAAAGCTTTTTGGTAAGCTTCTCTAAAGTTTCCTCATCTAACCGGTCGATCAGGTCCTGTACCGTCACATAGCCGCCTAAGTGCTTCATCAGCATATCCAGGGCTGTCAGCTTGCTATGTAGTTTGATGGAGCGCCGTTTGCCGAAGGCCGTATCTGTTTCAGTAATCTCAGCAATGGCGGCCCGTACGTCTGAGGAGAGTTCAGATAAGTTCTTTATCCGTAAATTATTGTCCTCTACATCCATCACTTCTCCGATATCAGAAAAGGCAACCTTAGTTAGTTCAAGTACTACCCTCTCCAATGTGACGGTGGTTTTCTCTTCCATCTTGTTTTGAAAGTTTTTTATGGCTGTTTGAATGTCAACATTTGTCAACAAGCGTTGGCCTTGTGATCGAGCCGTTTTGGGGGAATACCCGGCTTTGAGCGCTGCCTGAGTGGCGTTGCCCGATACCAGGTATTCCTGCACAAACACTTTTTTGCGGTGGTTGGTCATCAGAACAAATCCGCTGCTGTTTCTGGTCCCGTTCCAAAACTGATAGAAAAGGGCTTGTGCTTCGGCTGACCGTAGGTATACCGCGGTTCTGTCCCTTCAGGCTGTTGCTGCTGTTGTTCATCCTGTTGGGCCGCCAATTTCTTTTCTAACTCAGCCACTTTTTTCAGGGCTTCATCACGTTCAGTCTGATATTGGCCGTTTTCCTTGGCCAGATGATACATCAGGTCTGATGAAAAGGGATGTTCTTTTTCTTCTGCCATTGTGATTTTCCTTTCTTAGTTTAAATTAATCATTGGTAGTGCGAACTGATAAGCCTCTCATTTTTACCTTTCCCTTGACAGAGTAGAACAGCGTTGGGCTATTCTCTATTTCAGCGGGAAGGATGCGTACTTGGTCGTATTTCTGCTGAAAGTCCTGCAATTGATCGAAAATGTCTTTTGCTTCTTGTAGGGCTTGGGCCTCTTCTTCGGTAGCGTAAGTAGAAGTTTTGTCGGTTACCCACTGTTCAAAGTCGGGGGAAAGAAGGACCCGGCCGTTTTCAATATTAATAAAGCGTTCCTCAATGGCTCCTAAAAAGCGGTCTGCCCATTTGAGACCATTTACTGCTGTTACAAAGGCGCTGAATGCAGCGGGGAGTTCGATCATCTGCAAAACAGCTTCCTTTTTCAGGGGTAAGGATTGCAGCATTTGGTTCTCTCGGTAGATGGCTTCACGAACGTACTCTTCTGGGTTGTGAATTCTCAGCTCGCTCACTTTAGCAATAGAAGCCTTTAGACCTAGGGCTTCGTGAGCGTCGTAAATACCCTGGTAGATTTCTGCTTGGCGCTTGTGGTTGCCGCGTAACTCACCAGCGTTGGTGGTGTTCTGATGCAATACTGTTTTTTCGTTCATAAATTAGAATTGTTTAAAATGGAAAATATAAAAGGGTTGCATTGATGTGTTTTGAAACTTTGCCGGGTTTGCTGTTCTTTGCCGGGACTTTGCCGTTAGATAAGTTGCTGACATACAGGTTAATGCATCACTTTCCGGCAGAACGGCAAAGTTTTCGTATAAAATATACCTATGGGGGTATTCTAATTTCTTTTGGGGATCCCTGCTTCATAGTAATTGAATTAGCCCCCTATCGCGTTTTATATAAAAGTTTTTGCCGTTTTGCCGTTTTCTTTGTTTCTCTGTTATAGAGGCCTATTTCGAACGGCAAACAGGGTTAAAACTTTGCCGAACTTTGCCGTTAACGGCTAAACTTTGCCGTGTAAAGTATACACTAAGTGCCGGTTTCCATCCTTATCCTTTGACGATCCATCATCAACTTGCCAGCGTTTATAGTTTCCGTAGGCGTGAAGCCATTTAGTAAACCGTTGGGCAGTAAGCTTACTGTGTTCGGGGAATTGTGCCAGAAAGGAGGCAAACAGGATACGTTTTATATAGTTGGTGCCAGGCTTTAGGCTTTCGTCAGCAAACCTTTTGAAATCCGTGTTGTTGCCAGTTTCCTGTATTAGCTTCCTCTCGTTCAGATTGACTTGTTTAGGAAAGACAATTCCATCGGTAAGGTATTGCATCGCGCAGGTCATCATGAAGAAATCAAAGATGTTCCATTGTTGGGCGCTCCAGTCATCAAAGAACCAGCAACCAAACTCATCTTTAGGGCTATGCTTATCAGAGAAGTAGTTTGCAAACTCAAACTCAATCACTCGAGCCCGGGCTGATCCACCGCTGATATTCAGGGCCCTATTGGAGGAAATAATAATAGTTGGCTTTATAGTAAAGGTGGGCTGCCCTTTCTTTTCTACCCGAACCCCTTCGGTCACGGCGGTAAACATCATTTCGAAATCAAAGCACTTTTTACCCCTTCCTACATCATTAAGGTGAAGAACCTGAGTGTCCAGGCTAGCATCCTGATAACGGAATCGGTCTGCAGGATCAAACCCTTTTCCGTCTACCTCTGAATAAACCCGTAGTTTGCCTAAAGCTTTGCCAATGATGGTTTTACCCGTTCTGCCTTCGGGATTGTCCGTAATCTCAGTATCAGTAAAAACCAGTGCTCTACGTTCTTTCTTATGAGTGTGGAGGGCATAGCCTAACAAACTCACAAAGGCAAACAGCCTCTTTTCATCTATCTCCCAACTATTGCCATTTCGGACAGAACAAATCTTTTCAACAAACGTGGTAAACATGAAAGATTCAACCGCATTGGCGTCTGCCGGCTTTATAAAATCGCGGGCTAATATTTGGTTTTGCCAGATAAACCCATTCAGATCAGAATACGGCTTTAGGTCTATACCGTCTTTTGTTACCTCTACAAATGCATTCCGGAAATAGAAGTACATCGCAGTTTCCGTATCCTGGTGGAAGTTGGCTTCTATGCGTCGTAGAGCATTCAGCTTTTCCATGCTGAATAGTCCCGTATAGACATTGATTGCGTTTAGGATCGCGTGTTTGATGGACTCGGAAAGAGCTTTCTGAAAGTGTACATAATCGCGTACATACTCCTTTATATCCTTTAAAGAAATCTGACTGACAATATTCTCCTTTACCCTTACCAGGATGTATGAGGTAACGTCAAGCTGATACAAGTGAAATCCGTTATTGTGGAGGAACTGAATGAGGTTCTCTAAATCCAGGGTTACGGTTACCTGTCCGGTGTCTTGGTTAGTATGCTCTACCCAGAATTTGAAGTAATTATTTGGGCTTTCAATAACGGTCTGACTCTCCTCATCATAGCAGTAAATACGATTGCCATACTTGAAATCGAGCCCTTTTAGTATGTCCGAATGGAGCCTATAAAAACTATTGGCGTTATCGACACCGAACAACTCATTTATCTTATTGTGGCTGTTATCCTTCAGGCATAGGATAAGAAAGTAACTGGTCGCATCAGATAGCCGTAGTGCATCGTTTACTATTTCTTCCCGATCATTAGGCATTATGACAAACAGATCATCTAAGCCTTTGGCTTTGTTCTCTTCCTTCAGGTAGCCATAATACACATCTACATTAACCCCTTTGCAGGCTTCTTTATAGTTCTTCACTGCTGATGCAAACAGAAGTGGCCTTTTCCTTAGATCTTTTTCCCGTATCAGCTCATCAGTAAGTGAATCATCATTACTGGTCATCTGTAGAGAATCGCTATCGGTGAGGAAAACTAGGTTCTTCACCTGGCAGGCCTCAATGATCTGAAGAATAAATGGGTGAAGTTTTTTAGTTTGCGCAGAGAGGCTTTGATGAATACCCGCAATCCCTATACAGTCCAGCCCATTCCTGCAGGCAGCAAAAGCTTTAAATTCTCCCTCAGTAATAACCAATGTTTCAATGCCTAAACCCAGACGGACCTTTTCAACGATTTGGGGAGGAATGAAAGGGTAAGATTCGGCTCCCTTAGGAGTGTGATACTTATTATTCTTTTGAGGAACCTTCCAGCGGGTACGGATATAAGGTTTTGTAGCTCTGCCATTGTAATAAGTCACCTGGTTGCCTTCCGGGTCCAGGTAAAGGATCGAAATATTGTCATGGTCGTCACTTGAAAAAAGCAGACCTTCCTTTATTTCAGCTTTATAAGTATACTTCACAGTATTCATTTCTGGCGTAATACTTAATTCGCTTAATCGTTTTTGGCAAAAGGATATAGTGTGCTCAATCATGGTGTTAAGCCCTTCCTGATAAGTTTAGAAAAGAGGGATCTTGACCGTTTTGGCGGGGTAATTACTGAAGGCTCCTCCTGTTTGATTGGATAAGAGGACTGATTGATTTCAGTGTCTATGACAAAGCAATATGTGCCAGGTATCTCTTCTATAAGTATTCCCGCGCGGCAAGCATCAGAAAAGAGCATCCCTGGTGCATTAGTGGCCTTTGTTCGTTCAAAGTAGTAAAGCCATTCTTCACGGGTACCGTAGGTCCCTGGCTCGGCTATTATCGACAACAGATCGATGAGGCTATCTGCACTTACTTGCATCGTCGCCTCCTCTCTGCCGGTATTCTTCAACAATCTGTTGAAACTGATCTTGATTAATCTTGAACTTACTAGCAAGATTGCGCAGTCCTTTTTCGGAGAAATCGGACGTCATATTTCCCAGTGCTAAGCCGTCCAGGAATTTGAAAATCCGTTGCTTTTTGGTATCTTGCTCTTGCCTTTTTGAGCCAATACCATTATTTGAGCCGTCTTTCATATTCGTATGTTAGATGGCTTTTTGTTTACGGCCTAGGAATGAATCTCTTTCGGCATCAACCTCCTGATCAGTCAGGCGTTTTCCGGATTCGATCCAGTCCAGAAGTTCGGTGCGGGAGAAGTAGAGACGTTTGCCATTGGCGTTTTTCCGGTGTGGGATGCGGCGAGCGCTTACCAATTGGTAGATAGTTTGCCTAGCAAGGCCGGTAATTTCTTCGGCCAGCGCGATAGTACCTATCTCTGGAAGCTGCGGGAGAGGAGAAGGTGAGTGGTTGCCGTGCTTGATATCTAGAAGTAAGGCCTCAATACTGTCTAGTCGAGCAGCCAGCAAATCGAATGGATTACTCATGTGGCGTGTGTTTTAGTACGCCACAAAAGAATAATTAATGAATCAGCGTAACCGGTTACACCCGGTTACTTTTTTTGTTTTTTGTTACTTTTTTTGATGGATACTCTGCCTCATAATCATTTAGAAACGAATTATATTCGTCTGTCGCTCGGGCCAGCGCTTTAGGGTGGGAGTTTAGTAATTCAATGACTCTTTCTAATCTTTGTTTGTGTTTTGTGTCTGCCGGCTTGCTCTGGCGAAGCCCTTTTCTTTCAGATACATTCTTATTATATTTATTATAATCTTGATATAGAGCCTGCCCACTACATTTAGATCCAAATCCGTATCTATCTGCAACTTCATCCATGTTGGATCTATCTATATGGGCACCTTTATCGAACATTGACAAGTAGCAATGCATCAAGGCAAAATCCTCAGACTTAAATTTTTGAACTGGTATAGTCTGACTTTCTTGTATTTGGGTTTTTCCCCTTCCAAACGACAATGACCTGATTTTCAACTCTGATTCAAGATTATAATATGTAATCCATTGCTCAAGATCTTTAAGAGTAGCTGCAGCCTCTGCTTCTATGTTATACCAGATAACTAATCGTTCAACTAGTCTCTTCCTTTTATTGAGATATGTTATTTTTTGTTCAAAGTCGTTTATGGATTCTACTTCGTCCAAACACCATTTTTTTATCAATAGAAAATACTCTTGTACAGATATAGTCTTTGTGACTATTCTTCGGGCTTTTGCTGCTTTCCGGATATTGATGTAGTTCCAGTATTGATCATCTGAAAGTTTCTTTATCCTGGCAAACCTGGTTATTGATGGCATTTTCCATCCATTTGTATTTGGAAGGCACTGAAGGAGGCAGAAGCTAGTTTTTGATGGCATCTTTACAAATTGTTGATATTGCCTAACCAGGAATGCTTGATACTTAACCATGTCGAACCTTGGAGAGGTAGTGACAACAAAGAACCTGGTACCGTTGCGGTCGATGCATTGAGCAATGCCGTGCCTTCCAGCAATTATTTCAGCAGCTTTCATATTTTCATATCCTTATTTGTTCCAAGTAAGCCTCTAACCGCTTCGGAGTTCTGAAGCTGACTACTGAGTCTACTGAATTGTCCCGGGTATTATACCATAGCTCCACAAAGAATTCCTCCCTGAATAGTCTAGCCTTGCAGTAATAGAGTGCGGCCGTATGGCTGTCGTCATCTGCTTGCTGCATCAAAAACAAGCAGTGTTCCCAAACGAATACAATCTTATCATCCTTTGAAAGCTTATTGAATTCGTAGAGGGTCATACATTACTGATGCTTTGCTATTCCTTCCTGAACTGGCTGAGTAACTTCCTCCTCTTCAACCGGCATTGGCTTAAGGCTAGTCGTGTCTTTTCTTAATGCGCAGTACTTGCAGTTGCCTTTATGGGTGAGTTGGTAGCCATCATTCATTTGAGAAGCTATATATTCACAGCTGTCCAGAACTACCACCCCAAAATTGGGCGCATCAATCCAGCGTATCTGACCTTCTTCAAATGGATTAGGCCAAGGCTTTTCAGCAGTCCGTTCCATTATGCCCGTCTCATTTTTTGGCTGACTGCAGGCATACCCACCTAACAATAGACAAAATAGTAGTGCTTTCTTCATAAGCGAACCGGATGTTAATTAGATGACAATGCCTTAATGTAATCTAAGATAGCTTTGAATTCTTGTAGCTTAGATTGATTGATTGAAAGGTGCACTTCTCTCCCTTGCTTTACACTCTCTAGTAACTCTGCATTAACTAACTGTTTGACGTGGAAGGAAACGGCGGGGTAAGACAGTTTACTGAGTTGTTGAACCTCTGACATATTCAGACTGCCGCGGTCAATAATTTCCCGAAAAATCCGTAAACGAGTGCGATCACCAAACGCCTTAGCAGCTTGGGCAATGAAATTAAAGTTATCTGTGGTGTCCATATTAATTAGTTTCAACTTTTAGTTTGTGCGCCCTACTAAGATAGTTTTACTAATTATGACACGTTCGAACTCTTTTTAACTACGCTATCCTCTATTACCTCCGCTGCAATCACAGCAATAGGCACCTTGGCCTTTAGTTCCTTCTTCTTGGTTTCCTGAATCTTAACTAGCTCTTCGTGAGCCTCATCTGACACTTCGATAGTGATTTTCTTTGTCATAATATATTTTGTTGTAAAATTAATTGTAAAATCTATTGCAGATATAAATTATGTTCGTAAATTTACAACAGAATTTACAACAAAACAAAATAAACTTATGCAAACTCAAGAAGTATTTACCCGTCCCTACACTGAATCAGCAGTATTCACCCGCACCGTTTCCAACCTCTACAAGTTGGCTACCTCCTTATCTGAAGATCCGGCACAATCATTATTAATGTTCAACTATGAGTTGCAGATGCAGCACTTCATGATTGCACATTATTCAAACAGCCAGATAGGGGCCAATACTTCAAGAAAAATGGTTGACTGTATTCTTTATACAATCGCCATGGTAATGCAGGAAACTCATCCGATTGCGAAAGTTAACCGCTCCATAATGGATTGTCTTACAGAAGCCTGTACACGGGTATCTGATGGCTATATTGAAGGGTTTGAAGATGAAGAATTTGCTAGGGAAATCAGGCAGGGAGCGGACCTGGCTAAGTCAATGCACGATAAGGGAAACACCATAGAGCAAACTATATTTCTGACCGAATTCCTGTTCTGTTTTCGGGCATAGTTTTTCAACCTGACATACCGATTCGTGAGGTCAGGTCTGAATATTACTTCAGCCAGCCTCCCGCTGGAGCTGGCGTAACCTTTCGTTACGCCAGCCTGACACGAATACTTTTCGTGTCAGGTCAAAAAATCAGCCGATCTATGTACGCAAAATTGCGTCGACCTACAGTATTTTAATTCATTCACTTAATCCTTTCCCACAAAATGAAATTCACCAGATCAAATTTTAAAGCCCTTCACAGGACAGTGAAGGCACAACAGAAAAGGCATCGTTTGCTACTCAAAGAACAATGGCAAGAGCAAGCCGACTTCAAAAAGAAGTACGACGCATTGCTGGAAGAATACTTTCAAGTTATGCGCGATAGAATAGAGTTTATGGAGGAAATAGCGGAGCAAAAGGTGGCTGAAATAGACCTCTATATTGATCGGGAAAAGACAAACAGAGAATACCTCAGCCGGGAAGGCCTGCAAGCGAGGTTTCAACATTGCAAATACCGCCAAAACTAAAACTTCACTCTTATATTTTACTATATGAAACTTCAATCCAAAACGGTCGTAGTTCTTTTCCGTCTCCGAAAAAACACCATTTATTGCCGAATCACTGTCAACGGCGAACGTGCAAAGAGTGACTTTTCCGTCAATGAGCGCGTTCGGGCACCGCTCAATAAAAGCCAAATTCAGGATGGGGAATGGGATGGAAAAAAACAGCAGGTAAAAGGCAATGGTGTAGAAGCCATGCTGATCAATAATAAGTTAGAGCAGATCCGGGCTAAGATCAAAACACATGCTACCCACTTTATGGCAGAAGGCCGGCACTACACGGCAGACCTGCTTAGAGATATCTTCCTTGGTAAGGCTGAAATCAGTTACTCTCTCATTCGCACATCTGAATTGATGTTGGAATATATGAAAAAGCAACCTGAAGATGAGGTAGCTAAGGGTACACTGAGAGGCTACCACACCCGGCATAATAACATGGTGAAATATTTAAATCATCGCCGCTATACCCGCTTAAAGCCAGACGAGTTTGCCCCTTCCTTTGCCCGGGATTTCCTTCAGTATATGCGACTGGAGCACCAGCCCAACGCCAGCCAGGTTCACGCGGCCAAATGTTTGGAGTACATCAAAAGAGTAATTCACTTTGCTATCAATGAAGAATGGATACGACATAACCCACTACAGGCGTTCGCCATTAAAAAGTGCAATAGCAAGCCTACTCCCCACCTTTCTGAAGAGGACCGTAATAAACTGGAAAGGGCAAAATTCGCCTCTGAAAGGCTTCACCGGGTAAAGGATATCTTTGTTTTTTGCTGTCATACCGGACTGAGTTTTGCCGATGTAACAAGCTTTAGGGCATCCCAACATTTGACGGTGGTCAAGGGCCACGTATGGTTGGAAATGCAACGAATGAAGACCGGCGTAAACTTTTATGTTCCTCTATCTGCCGTGGCTCAAGACATCCTAAGCCGCTACGGTGGGGAGCAACTACCAGTCATTTCTAATCCAAAAATGAATTCCTACCTGAAAGAGATAGCGGACATTTGCGGTATCACGATAAACCTAACAGTACGAGTAGCCCGGAAAACTTTTGGAATGGTTATGCTCAACGATATGAATCTGGACCTGGAGACTGTGTCCAAAATGTTGGGCCATACCAGCACCGGGATTACTGAAAAGCATTACGCCGAAGTGCTTAAGAAAAGGATTGTAAAACGGTTGGTTACTGAAAATGCAGATTTCTACGAGTCTTCCCTTGTTCAGCCTGCAATAGCAATCAAACCCGCTCCGATGCTAGGCTTTCAGAGAGTGCGGCCGATAACGCTGCAGTTAGAGTAAGGCTTTATACAAATGATATTCCCCGCCGGCCACTAATTCGACTATATTTGTTAGAATGCTTGCCAGCTCTTTTCTGGCTATTATCAACTAACTTGCTATTGGCGGGGAATTAATTAATGAACTTTTAGAAGAAATATTAAATCAATAGCAACATTTATGACGATGGCAACTATCACAATCACTAATACAAACCCGACCCTTAGCAATCTCCGTGAAATTTTAAGCAGAATTGTTGATCAATACCGCTTAGTCTGGAATGTTGAGAAAACCGCTATTGTCGGTAATGGGATGAGTGCCAGTATTGACTTCGAAGGTGAAAAGCCAGTGTCGGTTACCATAAAGTCTACTATTTACACACCTGAGATACTTGAGGAAGTTGCTAAAAAAGTGAGGGGTAATGGTTAA